CCTATGCCATCCTGGCTAACCCGCTGCGGTCGCAGTGGGAGACGCGGGATGAGAGCGGCTATACGGTGCCCAGGGTCGGGCCGCAGACGGCTGCGGAGTTTCCGACGTTTCCACCAGCAGATTCGGTGGCTACTCGGTCAAGACTAGCTACCGATGCTGGCATTGGCGACATACCAGGGCCACGGCCGAATGCGAGGCCATCGATGGCTGATATTCTGAAGGCGCAGGCCGATCCCAACGATCGGTTGGCGCAGGAAGGCGTGATCGGTCCTGGGGATGTGCTGACTGCACTGCGGCAAGGTTCGCGCGGAGTTGTCGGAGGGCTTGGATATCTTGGGCAGTATCTCGGCATTCCGGCCGGAGAAACACGCAACGCCGCGGGCGAAGTGGTATTTCCGACCAATGCGTTCGAGCGAGGGCTCCAGTCAACAGATACTGCGGCGGGACAATATGCGGCCGCAGTCATGGGTCCTGGCGGGTCGAAAACCCCGAAGGCGACCAACGTCAATCTGCCGGAGCTGCGCGGAATCCCGCGCGACCAGGCGATCGCCATTGCATCGAGCGAACCGCATCTCATCCAAGGTGGCGCAGGAACCGAGGGCTATTACGTTGGTGGTCCGCGCAATGTGAAAACACCGGAAGATCTCGCCAAGATCCGCAGCGACTATGATGCTTTCGTCGCCAAAGATCCGCGTGGCGCCGACTGGTACGATCGAACCCAGCGCAACATTGCCGAGGTTACCGGCAACGACCCGACGCAGAACACTTGGATGTCGCGGCAACACCAAGTTTGGTCTGCCGGTGTCAGCCCCGAAAGCGAATTGGCCTTTGCCTTGCGGGAAAACAACACAGCATTGGCTGGCATGCCGCAGGTTGGACATTATCCGGCGCAGCACGAAGCACATATGCGGGCAATCGCGGCGCAGGATCCTAGCCTTTATCCAGGTGGGTATAAGACTGGCAGTTACGGCACGTTGATCGATCCTAACCAGCCATATCCGCCTGGTGCGATTGGCACCAACGACTTCCGCGCGGCGCGCAATTGGGGCTACACGGAGCCGAGCGGCGCACCCAAAACGGGTGTGGGCATTACGCCGACGCAGAGCCGCTTTATGGATTATGAAACGGCCTTGGCCGTCGATCGTCTCAACAAGGAAGGCGTTGCCGGCGTCGACTGGACCGGAGAACGCGCGCAGGCGGCACCGTGGGTTAGGCAAAAGGCTGAAGCCCTGATGGAGAACCGTGGCCTCGACTACGAAAGCGCATTCAAGGAGGCCAATAAGACGATTGGCGACTACTTCGACAAGCACACATTCAATGCCACGCACGAAGCGTTTCCCGGTTCAACCACCGGGCATTTGCCGGAGAGCGTCACGGCCGGCAATGATGCGCGTGCTGCATATTCGGCCGATCCGCGTAGTACATGGGCCTTTGATGCTGCCGGGCGTGATGCGCTCTACGGCGGCATGGCCATCCCCGGCACCGGCGTGGCGATGCGCGTCCGACCATCCACTGAAATGCAGGGCATGTACACACCGCCGGGTGGGCCTACGGAGTTAAATCCCGGCTGGTCGGCACGACCATTGGTGTCATTCGAGGTTGGGGCTGGTGGCGGCAAGAGCATGACGCCGGGCGATCGTGCAATTGTCGAGGCAGGTGAGGCAACCCGTGGTTACATCGATGCGCAGAACGCCGCCGCCGGCCATGTTAATTGGGCCGGTGGTCCGGCCAGGGAAAGCACCTCATTATTTGCGCGTATGCCCGGCAAGGCAACCATGGCCGAAATTCTGCAGGCGCAGGCGATCGGCAAGCCGCTGGGGTTACCCGATGTGGTCGACACTGGCCGCGGTCTGACCATGACCAACTTTGCCGGTGCGACCGACGCTAAGGCATTGACCAAAGCGCTGCGTAGTGACCTGGCCAAAGATATAAGCGGTGTTACCGGTGCCAGCGAAGTAAGGCGGGTCAAGACCGATCCGGTCTACATCGACTATGTCGATGCATGGCAGAAGGGCCGTGGCTCTGACGCAGCGACCAAGCAATTGTTGAACTACGTCGAACGCACGCCGCAGATCCGCACGGCTTTGAACAACAATTCAATGATAGCGCAGAAGGCGCTGGGTAACCTAGAGCGTGATACCGAATGGTCGACGACATTGGGTGCCACCCGCGCCGACATACAAAAAGCCCGCGCCATCATTGCCGAGGGCCCGGGCTGGATCGATCGCTTAAAGGCTAACCTCGGGAAGGGGATCCTTCCCGGGATCGCTGGCTATCTTTTGGTGCAGGCTGTGAAGGAGCCCGCGCAACAGTAACCGGTGGCGCATTTATGGCGTGCGCCAGTTCATCTTCTTCCTCCGGCGTATAAGGCGGCTCATGCCACCAGCTCTCGCCGCTATCGCTGAAGCGTTTGACCATAAATATAGCCTGCTCGGTCAATTATTCACTGTGCATAAAGGTATGTCAATCGATGGCTGACTCAAATATCCCGCAGGCCAACGCGCCGATCGACACGCCGCAAGTGGATGAGGAAGGCTATTACACCGTCGAGCAATTGAAGCGGCAGTACTATGACTACGTCGGCAACAAGCGCCCGGAGATCGAGGAGGCGAAGGAGGCGCGGCGCTACTATCATGGGGCACAATGGACCGACAAGGAAATCAAAGCGCTGAAACGAAGACGGCAGCCGGTGATCACATCCAACCGTATCGTGCGCAAGGTCGATGCGGTTGTGGGATTGGTCGAGCGATTAAAACAGGATCCCAAGGCCTATCCGCGTAATCCGAATTCCGAGCAGGGCGCCGAGGTGGCAACCGCGGTGTTGCGTTATGCGGTGGATCATGTCGATTGGAATTCCAAGTCGGCACGCGCCGCGCGAATGGCCGCGGTCGATGGCTTGGGCGGGATCGAGATTGATCTAGCCTATGGAGACCACGGCGATCCTGACATTGATTTGCATTTGGTCTACCCGGATACGTTTTTCTACGACCCGCGCTCGTATGACGACGGCTTTACCGACGCGCGCTTTCTCGGCATCTCCAAGTGGATCGATACCGAGCAGGCGAAGGAATTGGTGCCGGCCAAGAAGGATGAAATTGGCGGGCTGAGCGAGAGCGGCACAGACCTCACATCCTATTCCGATCGCGAGATCATGTGGGTTAACACCACGGCGAAGAAATTGCGCATGGTGGACCATTGGTACATCCATGAAGGGCATTGGTGCTGGGCATTGTACGTCGGCAACACGATCCTGATGCAGGGACACAGCCCCTACATCGATGAACGGGGGAAAAGTTTCTCCAAGTTCATCATGTTTTCCGCCGCGGTCGATCATGACGGCGACCGCTATGGGTTTGTGAGAAACTTCAAGGGCCCGCAGGACGAGATCAATCATCGTCGGTCCAAGGCGCTGCACATTCTCAATTCACGTCGCTTGATCATGGACAAGGGCGCGGTCGATGACGTGGAGAAGGCGCGTATCGAATGGGCGCGGCCGGATGGATTGATCGAAAAGAATCCCGGCAAGGAAGTGGCGCCGGAAAACCAGCAGGCGGATTTTGCCGGGCAATTGCAGATGCTGCAGGAGGCGAAGACCGAGATCGAAAACTTCGGACCCAACCCGGCATTGCTGGGACAGGGCGTCGAGGGCTCATCAGGTCGCGCCATCAATTTGCTGCAGCAGGCGGGGATTGCCGAGCTCGGGCCCTATATCCTGGCCTATCGTACCTGGAAGATGCGGGTCTATCGCGGAATATGGAATGTCGTCTCCCGACACTGGCAGGCCGAGCGCTGGATCAGGGTCACCGACGATGAGGGCGTCGCGCAGTTCATCCAGGTTAATGGACTAACGACAGACCAGTACGGACAGCCGGCGATCGCCAACTACCTGGGGAGCCTCGACGTCGACATCATCATCGACGAGGGCCCGGACAACATCAACATGATGGCGGATGCCTACGATACGTTGTTGGCGTTGGTGCGCGGTGGTCAATCGATCCCACCCAATGTGCTGATCGAGCTGGCGCCGCTGCAGAACAGTGTGAAGCAGAAACTTCTCAAGCAGATGGAGGCGGCGGCGCAGGATCCGCAGCAGCAACAGGCCAAGCAAATAGCCCTGGCTGGAGAAGCAGCGAAGATCGATAAGACAAAGTCAGAGACGGTGAAGAACGTCGCGCAGACGCAGAAGTTGGGTATCGACGCACAGCTCGAGGCGGCGCAGCTCGGGATCGATGCCTTCGGTGCGGTACAACAGGCCTCCGGCGCGTCAGCTGCCCAGCCCGCGCCGAGCCCGCAGGGACCGGGCGTACCCGTAGGCCCGACGCCCGGTTATGGTCCGGTCCCTGGCGTGGCCACGCCCGCGGGCGACGTGCCGTCCAATTTCGCAGGACAGGGCGTACTGCCATTCCCCGGCGTACCGCCGGGCGCGCGCCAGTTCGGCTGATAGATGCCGACACCTGACTTTACGGCATTCCCGATCCCAACTTTGCTGTTGGAGCAGGGCCTGGTCACCGCAACAGGCTCGACCACGACCAGGACACTGGCTACTCGGTTTGGCGAGCAGGTGAACGTCAAGGACTTCGGGGCCGTTGGCGACGGCATCGCCGACGACACCGCGGCGATCCAGGCGGCGATCGACTATGCCGGCGCCAACAACAAGCAATCGATCTACATGCCGGGTGGGACATACAAGACTACGTCACCGCTCTACCTCGACCCGCCCTATATTCCACCAGGCCTGCCAGGTGGCTTGAGACAGAATCTATCCAATCCAGCCAACTATCAATTCTCGCTTTCGCTGATCGGCGAGGTTGGACAGGGTAACCAGAATAACTTCGGCACCTTCATTCGCCCGACCTTCAAGAACGACGTAGTGCTCTATGTCGGCCCCGGGCAAGGCATGACGGTGGCCAATCTCAAGATCATAGGGCAATCCATATCCTTCGATTGGCGGGGCAAACAGGATCCAAACGGCGTCGGCATTGGCCTGACCGGCACTGGAGGAGGATCGTCGCGGGCGTGGATCGAAAATTGCGAGGTGTACGGTCTTTATACCGGGTTCAAGACCGCCGCCAATGGCAACGGAACGCTGTGCGACAGCAATACTTTCGTAAAATGCTTCACCGGGAATGTCTATTATGGGTTCTGGATTGCTGGGACACAAAATTACATCAACTCGTTCTATGACTGCAATCCGAACGAGGCCACGGTCTGTCTATTCAACGGCTTCTCCAGTGGCTGCCGTGTCTTTGGTGGCAACTGGTCGAATAACAACAGCCTGTCGGCATGCTTCAATCTCACATCCATTCAACCCGTCACCGCAACAGCGGACGGCAATGACTTTCTCTACAGTTTCATTGCTACTGTTGTCAGCCCTGATGTCTTTGTCGGCAATGTCTACAACTCATATGCAATAAAAACCGCGCACTTCGGCATCATTCCGTTAACTCTGAGTGCATATAACTCCGGCACAGGTGTAGGCACTTTCCAGATGTTGCCGGTCTGGTGTCATCAATTCTTTTCACAATTCAATGCCGTCACTGGCACCGATCTTTCAGCAGAGGTGCAAGTAGTCCCGAGGGTTTATTGTGCCGAGCGTGTCACCACGTTCTGGGGCAACGGCATCCAGGTCTACGGCGCTCATAGCGAGAATGCCTACGCACCGATGACGCTTATTCGTGCCGGTGAAGGTTTTGGTGGGAAGAACCCGTCTACGTTGAATGCAATACAATTCAACGTCAATCCGTCATTGTTTGATTTGAGGGCTTCACCTGACCCGTCCGACAACATAGCGAAGTACTACATTCAGCAATCATGGCCCTTTATCTGGCTGGACGCTACGGCATCGAATGTAACCATTCAGGGCTCGCAACTGGGGCAATACATTAACGGCTTTGATCCTGTCATCGTCGATGTGGAGTCGGGCGAGGATGGGAGGTTGATTATGCGGGAGAATGCGCAGTTTGGTCCCATCAATATTCGTCGCGGAGTGAGATCACAGAATGAGACAGATCTCGGCAGGGGGGAGTATGACGTTACGCCATTTACAAGTTACCCTAACAAATTCAATTCCGGCGACATTCTGCGCGCAAGAGAGCCGGGAAAGGCTCCGACTTGGGGCTACCGTCCTGCGCCATGGTCGCGACCGCTCATTACCCGGGACAATCTGGAAAATACTTTAGCGGTCAGTCCGTTGCCAACGATCGCCTACAGCGGCGGTAATTGGCATGTCGACTATCCAATATTGTTGGGCAACCAGATCTATACCGTTGCCGATAACTGGTTTAACGGCGTGGCGCAGTCAGCCACCGAGATTGTCAGCAATCATCAATTCTATACCTATGGGCAAGACCTCACGACCACCAACGTCCCTTCGTTGAGTTGGAACTACAAGGGCGCAGGTTTCGCTGTCTATGCCAATGACCGGACACTCGAACTCATGTTTCCTGGCTTGGGCATCAAACTCTTCGATGGCGCGACCGATGTTTTCTACTATGTGACTGGGGTCTATAGTGGGCTCGGGTATTTTACGGTTGGCAGGGGCGATAATATAAACGCCGGTAATCTTTCCGGTAACAAGACAACTGTCTTCACTGGCGCAACGATCAAATCGCAGCCGCTCGCCATCCAGATTGTCTCCGGCGCCGCGAAGGCGGTGACAAAAACGGCGGACTTCACTGTCGGCCTGTTGGAGAATTTCATCATCGTCAACAAGGGCTCGACCTGTACGGTCACGCTGCCCTCGGCAGCGCTTTATAACGGCCGCACCATCAAGATCAAAACCATCCAGGCCTTCACGGTCGTCTCTGCATCGGCCAACGTAATCCCGCTTATCGGCGGTGCCGCCGCTACGGCAATCCTTGCTGCTACGGCTGGCAAGTGGGCCGAGTTGACGGCCAACGGCACTACCTGGGAAATCATACAGAGCAACTAAATGGCAATGCGGGCGCTCACCGACGGCGCGGGCCGTTCGTTTGTCGATCCTGTCAGTGGCCGCATGATGGTGACTTTGGACGCGCCGCTACAGATCGCGGCTGCATTTGCCGGCGTCGGTGGGTTGTTCGCTGTTGCCGACGTCATAGCGCGACCGCCGCCGACGCCGCCGCCGCCACCAGAGTTCGGCAAGTACGTGCCGCTCAATGCCTTCGTGCGCCGCACCATCGTGCGCAAGCGCAGATAATTTTCGCGTCAGACCCACGAAACGGGACAGCGTCAGACCCACGACACGGGACAAGCGCCGGCACCCAGCGAGATGGGCGCAACCAGGAGATACTTATGGCTGATCCAGAACAGGTAGAAGTCGAGCAGAGCGTAGTAGAAACCGAAAACGAACTGCTGAAGAGCGCGTTTGCTCCCAAAGAAGAGGCAAAAGCCGAGTCCAAGGAAGCAATACCGGAAGCACCAGCGCAGGAAGCACCGCCCGAGCCTCCGAAAGAGGGAAGGACGCGTGATCCCGAAACAGGGCGTTTTGCCGTCAAGGGACCGACTGCACCCGTAGAAACCGCAGAAACCGCCAAGGTGGAAGACGAAGTCCTGCCATCGTGGCGCGCCCGCGAGATCAACGAGGAAAGGCGCCAGGTCCAGGGCGAGTTGGAGCGGATGCGGGCCGAACACGCCCGTATGCAGGCGCACGTGGCACAACTGCAGCGGGCGCAAGCACCGGCACAGGCACCGCCGGCACCCGATCCCGTCATCGATCCCGCCGGCTACACCAAGCACGTGCAGGAAACGCTGCGGCGCGAATTCCAGCAGCAGCAGGCTAGTGACCGTCTCAATATGAACCTCGAAATGACGCACATGCGGCATGGCGAGAAGTTCGAGAAGGCCTACGAAGCTCTATTGGTACAGGCGCAACGCGGTGACCAACGGATCGTCAACCATTTCGTGACGCAGCCCAACCCGGGCGAGGCGATCATGCGCTGGTTCACGCAGAACGAAGTTATGCGTGAGGTTGGTCAGGACATCCCCGCGTTTCGGCAAAAGACCAAAGACGAACTGCTCAAGGATCCTGAATTTCTGGCGCAGGCGGTCGAGGCGCATCGGCGCATCGCCACAGGCGTAAGTCAGCCGCAAAACACCGTAGTCAAACTGCCACCTTCGCTGTCAAAGGCGACCGGCACATCTGAGGTGTCGAATACGCACACAGACGGTTCGGAGGCGGCGTTGTTTAACTATGCCATGCAACCCAAGCGGCGCTGAGATCTCGGCGCCGGAGGACTAAACAATGGCGCTTACTCAAGTCCAGGCTAACAATAAACTCATCGTCTTTCGCGAAGAGATAACTCGCGAATTCGTGCGGCAGAATATGTTCTCGCCGTACATGGGCTCGTCGATGAACTCGGTCATCCGCGTGCTCAATGACCTCAAATCCGGTGGCGAGCAGGTCAACGTCCCGCTCGTCAACTCGCTGCGCGCAACGGCGATTGCCAACGGCACCCTGACCGGTGCCGAAGAGGCGATCGACAACTACGGCTTCAGGATGTACATCGACTGGGCGCGCAATGCCGTGAAGACAAATCGGCAGGAAGATCACCGCGACAGTGCGGATATCTTCGATATCGCCCGGCCGCTTCTCACAGACTGGGGCAAGGAACTGATCAAGAACGAGATCGTCGATTCGTTCTTCTCGATCCCGCTCGAAATTGCCCCCGCTGGCTTGGGTTCTGCAGCAGGTCAGCGCGTCAACGGTGTCAACTGGCAGACAGCTACTGCAACGGCTGGTACCGGACAAAGAGACGTGTGGCTGACTGCCAATGTCGATCGTGTTCTGTTCGGCGCGTCGATCAGCAATAATACCGGTGCCACCATCGCATCGTTGGCCAACGTCGACAACACGACGGACAAATTGACCGCAGCCTCGCTGCGGCTGATGAAACGTCGCGCCATGTTGGCGGTGCCGCGTATTCGTCCATACCAGGACAATGATGGCTACGATTATTGGATCTGTTTCTGTGATCCCAACCAATTCAGGGATTTGTCCAACGATCAGACCATCCTCAACGCCAACCTGTACTCGCGTCCGCGCGAGAACCGCTACAAGGAAAACCCGCTGTTCAATGACGGCGATATTTTGTACGACGGGATAATCGTCCGCCAAGTGCCGGAGATGCTGACCCGACGTCCAGTCTACTTTGCCACGGCCGGCGCTGGCGGCATTGCGGTCAATATTGCCGCGCTGTGTGGACAATCGGCGGTAGCCCAGTTCTACGGGCAGTTGCCGCGCCCGACCCAACTCGATCAGACCGACTATGGCTTCAACCGTGGCGTCGGCATCGAGATGGCCTACGGCATCGGCAAGGTTGCCAAGAACACCTCGGCTCTGCTGAAGGACTGGGGCGTGTTCACCGGCTTCTTTGCCAGTGTCAGCGACACGTGATCTGAGTTAATACTGAACCGGTGGGCGGTGTCGGGCCTTAACCCGTATTACCAGCGGCTGCCCCCAGCAGCACTCGGCGCCGCCCATCACTCGAAGGAGACACCATGACGAAGATCATGTGGATCGGTTTCAAAAATGCCGACGATCCGCCCTTCATTGCCTGGAATGGGATCACTTTTCCGCTCAATGTCGCGGTCGAGGTTACCGACGAACACATGATCCGCAAGGCGAGAGGCAACCAGTATTTTTCCGTAGAGGAGGCAAAGCATGAAACCGAAACGAAAATCGAAGAGCAAGCCAAGATCGAAACGCAAGTCGAGCCCGCCGAGGAAACGGATCACAGCAAAGCCGAAAAAAACAGCGGCTACTCGCCGGTCAAGAAAAAGAGCAGAAAAAGAAAAACCAAGCCAGCAGCAATTGCAGGCGGAATTCCCGCCGCAGACGCATGACCAGGTGATCTTGCCGCATGGCAACTAGAACCCGGCGCGAACTCGTCACTGCGGCGCTCGCCAACCTTGGCATTTTGGCGGCCGGGCAACAGCCAGACGCTGAGGACTTCGAGGCGGTGGACGATCATTTTGAGCCGCTGATCGCATGGCTCGAGGCGGCGCAGATCATCGATATGGATAACACCATCGATGCTATCCCCGATGAATGGTTCAGCCCGCTGACGACGCTATTGGCTGATGATGCGGCATTGGAGTTCGGACTTCCGGGTGTTCCGGCGCCGCCCAATTCGCCGTCACCTGTGGCTGTGGCGATCGATCAGTTGCGGCTCGCGACATACGCGCGGCCGACGTATGAGACGCAGAAAACGGAGTACTTCTGATGGCTGACTATGGTGGCTTAGGCGGTGGCAACTCGCTGCGCGATGCGCTCAATGCGCTCTCACCAATGAGAGGCATGGGCGAGTACGGCGCCGGCTATCCGCCGCAGATGTTCCCGCCGCAGACAGGCGCACCGCAGCCCTCGGGGCCAGTGCCGATGCCACCACCTAGACCACAGATGCCGCCGCAACTCCCGCCGGGCGCCTTAGGGATGGCACCGCCCGGCTATGGTGGCCCGCCTCAAGGGCTACCGCCGGGAG